CTTACGACGGCCGTGTGAACTATGCCATCAATTGCTCCAATTCCGACCTTCGGAAAGGAGCCGAGGGTGATCGCAAAATTCGCACAGCCAAAGATGCAGTTTACTACAACGAGACTCGCAACGACACCCCGTCGTCACGGCATCACTACTCTTCCATCGACGACCTCGACTGGTTCACCAACCAGCAGATGTCCGACCTTCTTCGTAAAAGTATCGACGACGACAACACGATTTATTCGTACGTCCACCGTCCAACGTCAGCGTGCTTCCGCACCGACGAGTTCACCGTGAACTACAACGACACGACACAGAAATGGAAATTCAAATGCGCAGATGAGGACAGCTACGACCAGGAACTTTGGGACAACAACTCGTCCATCGTCTCCCACATCTCACTCGGCAGCATCACTCGAAGAAAACAACTCACCATCCTCACCCTCACGATCATCTTCATGTTCGTCCTTCACCACGTGATTGCGCGCAACACGCCTCTCTCCGTCACCACTCCATTCGGAACCTTTTGCTACGATTGGTTCGAACTCACATGGTACAAATTTTCGTTTTTCGAGATCCCGCCTGACTACCAGGTCAACATCGGGTTTCGTTCTGGCGCTCAACTATACACTTTACCGTCCATTTGGTCTTTCGTACCCGATTGGGGCCGCGTCACTCTTGTTCACAACATGATTGACTACCCCTGGACTGTTGCATGCCCTGACTATTACGCCAGGTATGCTTTCACTCTCATGAGCGGAATCGTGTTCCACGCCATATCGATTATTCTATTAATGGCCGCAGGTTTGCGGTCAGGCTTCCATTTTACATTTCACATCGACTGTGACAGCAACAGGTCCATCTGGATCTGCCATCCTGTTGTGAGATTTGGAGCCGTTCGAACTCTTTACTACATTGCCTCCATTGTCAAGCTGCTGCCGAAGCGCTTGCAACCTTCCATTGTCCAAACCCCGCCCTCTCCTCTCGAGGACATCGGGGTGAAGATTCATGCCTTCACACACATCGACCAGGAAACAAGCCAACGCTTGTACACCTACAATCTCGCTGGCGCCAACCGCACCACCGTTTTCGATGAGTTAGCCTACAACCTAGTCAAATCCCACAATCTGTCCGCCAAAGCAAAGATTTCCGTCTCGCAATTCTGTATCGCGTACGGGTCCGAGTTCAAGGACAAGTGGACCACTGACCAGATCACTGTTGGTATCAACGCGGTTACCTACGAAAGTGGGCACACCGAAGTTATTGATTGCATGCGTCCTCCTTCTGTCACGAACTACCGTTTCAGACCTGACGACTATGTCGAGGAAGAGAAAGAATCCACACTCAAGGGTTTCTTCCCTGGAGCCACGCGCGGCTGTACATACATCGCGCAAAGCTCCAGAGGCAACACACAACACGGCATCCAAACCCGAATCACCGACGTCAAGCCGCAAGGCATTGCATCCGTCACCAACCGCTATCAGCAACGCAACATAGTTTCCTTTCTTAACGAGTACAAGAAGGACATTGGCCACATCAAAGCCAGAATGTTGACACCTGATGAAGTCTACGAACGACAAGCGAAAGTGACACAGCGACAGACCAACGCTGAAGCAATGTCTCACAGGCCTTCTGACTGGCTCGACTTCACTTCCATCATTGGAAAGGCAACTCGCTCTTTCCAAAAGACAGAAGCTGGAATGAAGCCCAGTGACCCACGCAACATCACACCTATGCCCCCCACCGTACGACTCCAAAACTCACGCATATCACTGGCTCTCGCTTCCAACATGAAGAAGACCAAATGGTACGCATTCGGCCTCACTCCCAACGAGGTGGCCGCACGGGTTGCTGGACACGTCTCAGATGCACGCACTCGCGCCATCGCACTCGGAGACTACAGTCGCATGGACGGCACCATCACAAAACTCATCCGCGAATTCGACCTCGCCTTCCTACACAGCAACTTTGAACAGAAAGATCACGAAGAAATCGACACATGGTACGAAATGACTTATGGAAATAAAGTCAACGCCGGTATGGGCGTCCATTACGATCAAGACACCTCACAGGCGTCTGGTGATCCTTACACTTCTGCTCTGAACACTGCCCGCAACTCCTTCATCTCCTACTGCTGCCTCCTTGCTTCGCCAATTCCTGGCACCTCGGATCGCATCTCGGAAGCCGGAGCTTACAAGAATCTCGGCCTCATGGCTGGTGATGACTCAATTCAACGAAACCTCGACGCTGCACGCTCTATCACGACAGCAGCATCTTGGGGATTCACATTGAAATTTGTCATGGCCAGACGTGGAGACCCTGTTGACTTTCTTGCGCGCAATTATTCACCTGCTGTTTGGATCGGCGGAACCGACAACGTCTGCTCCCCACTCCGAATGATCTCCAAATTCCATGTCTCATCACTCAGTGACACTGTTCCTCATAACGTAATTGCCCACACAAAGGCACGCTCCATTCTTGCCAACGATTCAGAAACGTACATCGTTGGCGATTGGATGCGCAAAATCGTTGAACAGACACAACTCGAGTACGATGCGTATTGCGGCAAGAAACCAAAGTCATTGGCCTTGCTCAACAACGAACGACAATGGAATGATCGCTGGGCTTCCACCCACGGAGACATCAAGGAAACATCGTACCAGGTAGGCAACACCATGGACCACGATTGGCAGATCGCTCTATTCCTCAAAGAGTTTGAATCGGAACGGATCGACGAATTCGATCTATTCCTTCAAGACCCCACATCCATCTGGAACGAAAATCCAGTGCTCCTGCAATCAAATGCGAAACCCGCTGCCCAAACTTACATGGGCAACGGCGTCCTCGTTGATCCATTAACAACTGCACAACAGGAGCAGAAACATGACAAACCCACCATCGACCTTAAGCAAGCCGATGCGTCTGGGAAGACTGCTGCCACGCCCACGGAGGCTGGAAGCCGTATCTTCTGCAAACGAGCAACCAATACCCGCGGATGGTACGAGGGTCTCGCTCCTTGCTACGAGCCTGTGAAGGTCCTCGGCAAGTACTGCAGAACGTGCAATGACATCTTCGTCGCTGCCAGAAAATCCAAACCACCGTCGTCCGACAGCGACGGTGGGGAGAAGTAAACCCCTACATGTTCCCCGACCCGCTGAGATCAACAGCGGGGTCAAGAATTTCATCCCTACGAATAACATGAATACCCCTACCACCAAACCCTCTCAGAAAAGAGGACAACAGCGGAAGCCGAAAGGTCAGAAGCTCAAGTCCAAGCCACCTCGCAAGAAGAAAGCTATGAGAAAGTCAAAACCCCAACAGCAGGCTCGCAAGCCTAAGTCCGCCAACCACGGTGCTCGCCATTCTGCCGGGATCGGCTCCACAATCGGAGCCGGTCTCGGCAGCTGGGCCGAGAAAGGCATCCGTGCCCTCATCGGATCCGGCGACTATGCTGAAGAGCATGCTGCCTCGGGACTGGACGTCGAAGCCAACTCGATCGTTCAACCTATGACTGCCTCACAGGTACCAATCTTCTCGACACCAGAGCACCTCCACGGTGCCGTTCGAGTCGCACACCGTGAATACATTGGAGACATTATCTCTGGCGACTCCGCCAGTGATTCTGTCGGATCCTTCCAGATCACTCCGATGAATCCACAGCTTTTTCCTTGGCTATCCACAATCGCCCAGAATTTTCAGCAATGGACTCCATGCGGAATCGTTTTCGAATTCGTATCCACTGCCGGGAATGCCGTATCTGGCACTGCCGCCCCCCTTGGCGACGTCAATTTTGTCTGCAGCTACGACATTGAAGCTCCACCACTCACGACCAAAGCACAAATGCTCAACTCCTTCTATGCAACTTCCGCGTGTACCACGCAGAATTTGATGATGGCAGTTGAGTGTGCTCCGGACGACCAAGTGGTTTCGAACTACTATTGTCAACAGCCTGGATTCAGCCCGTACTACGACGCGCGTCTCAACGTGCTCGGTGACTTCCTTTACAGGAACACCGGGTCGCTGAGCAAATACACCGTCGGTCAGCTATGGGTCACCTACGAAATCGTACTGCTTAAGCCACGAGTTTTCGTCCCTCCTTCGCTATCCAACTCCCGTTTCACGCAACGACAGATCTCCATGCTCTCCGAAGCAGCCATGGAACGTGGAACGCCACTCTCTCCGGACCAAGTTCTCATGCTCACCAAAGTGCAGAACAATTCCGAGGAGAAGGACACTGGACCTAGCGTCATGGACGAACTCGAGCTAATCATCGCAGAAGGACTACTCGTATCTGATACTCCACAGTCACCTCTTCGGCCGAGACCACCCTCGTCTCAGCCGATTGACATCCCACACCGTGCGAACGGCCTCGACGACTACCAACTGATCCGCCCTGGATCAATGTCCGTCCCCAACTTGATGCGAAACATCTGATTTCCGCCTCTTCCTCCACTCTGAAACCCCACGAACGCCCCTCATGTCTACACGAAAGTACGACTGCAAACTGGAAGCCTTACAACGACTGCCGCCGACAACTTAGAACCCTTCTGTTCACCAGAAGTCGGCCGCCTCCGCGTACAACATCTCCAATCAATAAGATATCATTCAACTCCGTCGCAGGACTTGTGGATGGTGACAACTTAGCACAAAGTGCACCAGAAGTCACCACACCCACAGCTGTTAATCGATTGAATCTGTCTCAACACGATTCTGCAATCCACCACTCTTTCCATTCACACTCCTGACCCTGCACGCGAAACACGTGCAAGGGGAACACTACTTCCCGCCTAAACAGCGGGACGCCTCTGAACTCTAC